GTACAGGATCAAGTCCAAGACAAAGAATGGACTATCACGGCAGATGGGTTTGCAGATGGTGAACTGTCCCTATGGGATTTGAAGATAGGTATACGATCCGTACCCGAGAACGAAGATCATACGGGTATCTGGATCACCGACCTACGCCCAGAACACGCAGTGCAACTAAGGGATATGCTGAACAGCTACCTAAAGATAGCAGGGAGAAACTGAAATGAACGTCTCTAAAGACGGTTCGATCAGGGTGCGGAACAGGCAAACCGCATCCGTCAAAAGCAGAACGGCGAAGGTAACGACAAGTACCGCGCCGTGGGACAAGTCCGAAGAAGCCGAGTTTACCGCTGCGTGGGACAGATACAAGCAACGGTTTAACCCATTCATTGCTTGCCCTGAGTGCGAAGGCTCTGACCATGTAGGTCAAGTGGAGCATGAGCGGTGGGTACTAACATCAAACGGGGTACACGAACCTGTAGGTGTGTGGAAAGACTGCGATAATTGTAATGGCTTGGGGGAAATTCAAGCCGATAATATGGAGAACGACAATGGCTAAGGCAAATCACCGATTAAATAGTTTCGATCAAGTGGCTGCACTTTATGACAGTGTTAAGCCTATGCGAGGTAAACTGAAAGATCAGGACGTAAGACCTATAGGTGATCGTAGGCGCAAGTGGGAGCGCATCGTAAAGATCAGCGATGATTGCTATCTCTTGTTCGATGGTAACGGCGCAGGAGATAACGTAGATTTCTGGACTTACTCTACGCCCAACCAAGTATCACGCGCAGAGATGTTAGCCCTTGCCCCTATTAAGTGGGAGCGTGACGGTAAAGATGAATACGTTACCCTACGCAACGGGTCGGGTCTTAACTGGACACACTCAGGTAGGTATGACTTCCTAGCTAGGACGTGTCCTAGGTCGATGGACGTTGAAGTAACTGGCGGCAAACAGTTTGTACGTAACCGTGTCTTTGATGGAGAGGATAAACACTACCTACCCAAGAGCGCATACTTTCCCAACGGTAAAACTAATTGGGGGCAGAACATGGATAGCCCTGCCGAGGACGATGATGTGTATCTGCGCTTCAAGCGAGACGGGTGGAGCATCTTTAGTCTGGTAAGCCCTGCGTTCCCCGAACCTACGACACGCGTAGATAAAGAAAGGAAAGCTAAGTGGAAGCCTCAACTCAACGCCCTGTACGAGTATGCGTGTGTAATGACACCGATGTTACCTCTAGGGGATAGCACATGGCTAAATAATATGAAGCGTGAGCAAGGAAAACATTTCGGTAAAGATGATATAAACGGATGGGCCATTACTCCACTTGACGCACTAGAAGCAGGTGAGGGTGACGTAGGCTTTCACCACCTAGCACTAGAGTTTGCTGTCTCTACAGAAACCTACGAGTGGGGCGTAGGCACTACCTTCAAAATACAAACAGTCAGAACCAAAGAGGACGCATCAGGTGTGCGTTCATCATTCAACAGATGGGCCAACAAAATGTTTGGCTTCACCTACAACACAACCAAGGAGTAATACACAATGCCGTATACACATCTACTTGTCAAAGACGCAAAGGCCAAGGCAGCGTCGAACCCTCAACACAACACTTTGGATCATGTACGTACTGGTAGGTCAAACCTGTATAAATTCTTCACCGAAGTTAAGAAGGTCATGCCAAGCGTACAGCCCATTGTTACAGGTAGTAAGATATACCTGCACTTCAAAGGTGATCCGTACACAGCCGCGTGGATTGGTTATGGTGACTTCAAAGATGCGGGTAATGGTGATAGTAACTACGTGGTGTGTTCACCTAACGTAGAAAACAATCGCTATGATGTCCATAGAGAACAACACTATATGCGTATGTCGGTGAACCTAAAGAAAGCCGTAGGTTTCACAAGTACCTTTACGCGTCCATACAAAGCCCTCACTATAGTCGGTATCAACCTACAAGATGTAGGATTTGCTGCGGGTATGAGCCACGGAGAGTTGACCAGTAAAGTCAACGAGATGCGAACTACCTTGTTTGGGCGTGATTCCAGCCGTGATACGCCTGTCATGGCAGAGATGAAGCATCTGGTCGCGTCTGGGTATTCGTTCATAGATAAGAAACTAGAGGCCGAAGCGCATGAGTTTTTTGAACTTCACCGCAAGCAACAGGCAAGCGCAACCCTTAATAAGGATTTAGCAGCTACGGCTGTTATCTGTACGGGTACTACGTTGAAAGGTGAGCAGAAGTTTGAGACTTTTCGATGCGAGAGAGTGAGCCATTATAGACGCAAGATACTGCAAGAAACACACCAATACTACATTGGCGCAGATAAGATACCTGACGAGATAAAAGACAAGGTAGCTGTTCTATCTATGATGGAGCATGGTGAGTTTGTAGATGAAGTCGGCATGAGAATATGTGACGAAATTGTCTACGTAATGGACACTGTAGAAATATAGTGGCCGCTATCAAACGAGATATGATATACCACATAACGCTATCAGATGATAGAAAAATCATTAAGGTAACGTGTATAGGTATAGAATGTGTTGACACCGACCTTTCACCCATATACAACAGTGTCTCTGATTTGCCCGATTGGGTGCAGGGGAGGTTAGCTGTTATAGCCATGCTACAGGTAGGAGAACTAGTGGCAGGTGTTGGGGGTAGGATTAGCGATAATCAGTATTGGATTGTTCCTGATACATACTAGGACACGTCCTAGGGCGGGGCTTTGGTTGCCCCGTCACAAACAAATGGGAGAGCAACATGGCTATGACGCCAGAAGCAAAAGTTAAGAACAAAGCAGTAAAGCAGCTTAAAGAATTAGGTGCTTATTATTTCTTCCCCGCTACGGCAGGGTTTGGTAAAAGCGGTGTACCTGATATCGTGGCTTGCTACAAAGGGCTGTTCTTTGGGATCGAATGTAAGGCAGGTAAAAACACACCCACGCCTCTGCAAGAGAAGAACCTGAGAGAGATACGTGCAGCGGGGGGCTGCGATATGATTGTGAACGAGTGGACAGTTGGTGACTTGACCGACATGTTAGGCAGTTGGGCGGCAATGCCAAATGGATAAAAATGCAGAGTTAACCCCCGCTCAACAATCAGAGTTAAAATTCCTACGCCAACAGGTAGATATGTGGCAAGAGAAGTCTTACGATAAAGACCCGATGCCTAATGCCAAGAACAACCTGTTTGCAGCACAAGAAGAACTAACACGTTATGTTAGTGACCTACGTGCATGGGGCAAGGCGATATGACTAAATGGGAGTTTAGCATGATTAACCGTGATGAGTACGAGCGCGTATGTAAAGAGAACCGCGAACTAAAAGCGGATTTACGCAATCTTATAAACCGTATCAATAAGGTAGGAGAGACCCTTGACAGCGTTGGAGCAGTGGAAACAGTTGGCGAAAGCCGAGAACAAGCGGATGATTGATTATTGCGGAGGTCGATCACTTAACTACGGTATACCGCAGGAACATACTAAGGGCAGCGGTAAGCCCCGCATGTCGGAGATAGAAAGATCAAGACCTGCGAAGGCTATACTACGTCTAGCGCAACAAGGCTTTTCTATAGCAGAAACCGCAAGGATTACAGGATCACCCGTAGAGATAATTATCAGTAGGGCCAGACGTTACCAGATAAAATTCAAGGAGAACCAAGATGGATAAAGAAGAGATGGATAGAGAAGAGTTTGAGGTATTGATGCGCCGTATGGCAGAGGCCGCGCCAAAAGAAGCGTCACCCGAAATCATGTCTTTGATAATTGCCAATTTAGTTTTGCTGTTTAACCAGCAAGAACAATGGCCTTCTATAATGGTGGCAGTGACCGCTGTTCTAAGCGAAGCCATAAAAGAAGATCGTGAAGAGGCCACAGAGAAAGATGAAGATGTAGCGTTACGTGACGCTAATAACTTCATGGCCGCAATAATTCAGAAAAGACACCTGCCTTAACTAGGACACGTCCTAGTAGGGGTGAGGGTGGCTGTAGGTGTAGTACAGTAATAAAGCAGACCGCAGGTAACTCGGTTTAAATTATTGCCACCCTCATAAAAACAATATCATAAAAGAGTGAGAGAACAATGTTAAACACACTAAAGATATACGTGCAGCACGTATTGGTGGATAAGCGATGTGGGTTTGGAGTTGACATAGACCAAGGGGAGCGCGTGTTTATACCGCCTAACCTTGTCAATAAGTATGGCCTTGCCGAAGGTACACTTGCCCAGATGCGAGTGATACCCAACACTTCAAAGATGGCTAACGCAACCAAGTATCAAGTTGTGGGTGTTATTGCTGAGAGCGTAACACATTCTGTCGATGCAGGTGAAGCATACGAAGAAGAAACACCCCGCGTAGTGGTAGCTAAGATGGAAGATCGCATACTTACGTTGCTATCCGAAGCAGACAATCAGTTTGCACATAGGGCTAGTGAGATAGCATCTAAGCTAGACGCAAGTAATGACGAGGTTCAGTCTGCATTGGGCAAGCTGCACCGCGATGGAGAGATTTGGGAGGCCAAGATATCACGTCTCGGTTCCCAAAAGAAAGCGTCCTACTGCATATGGGCGTTGGATGATGACTGGTTTGTACCAGAATTTGAATAAGGAGAGAACTATGACTGCCAATAAAGATAAGAAACGTGATAAGGTATTTAGGTTGTTAGAAAAATCCCTTGGCACTGACACAGATAAGTCTATAGCCAAAAAAGTTGGGTGTAGCGTGTCATACGTAGGTAAGTTGCGTAAGTATGATTTCTGGAAGGGTAAGATTAGCTTGCCCGTACATACAACTGAGCAACTTGCAGGGGTTGACGATATTGCCTACGAACTGACTAAGGGCGGCAAGCCGCCTAAAGAAGGTACATACACACGTAGCAATGTCCTTGATACCGCCAAGCAGTACGTCACCAAAGATCGTGAAGCTACGCATGGCGATATGGAGAATAACTTTGAGGCCATAGCTATGCTGTGGGAGCAGTATTTTAGTTATGAGTGGTCTTTCTCGCCCACCGATGTTGCGATGATGATGGCCCTGTTGAAGATCGCACGGCTCAAGTCCAACAAATATAACCCTGACAACTACATAGACGCCTGTGGTTACATGGCGTGTGCGGGTGAGTTAGCACTAAAGAAAGTAACAAAGAAGTGAACCTTGTTACGTTGGACTTTGAAACCTACTACGCGCAAGATTTCTCTTTGTCGAAGATAACGACAGAGGAATATATACGTGACCGTAGGTTTGAAGTTATTGGGTTGGGGCTGAAACATGGCCCCAACTCAACCGAATGGGCGCAAGGTGATAAGCAAGTAAAGGAACTATTAGGTTCTGTAGACTTTGCAAAAACTGGCGTCATTGCACACAACACGGCTTTTGATGGAGCGATACTAAGTTGGCGTTACGGGGTGAAGCCTAAAGCATGGTTTGATACTATGTGTATGGGTAGAGCCTTGCACGGTACAGAACACAGTGTCTCGCTTAAAGCTATGTCCGAGCGATACGGTATTGGTGCCAAAGGCAACGAAGTTATTATGGCGAAAGGTAAACGCCTAGTCGATTTTACAACGCAAGAAATACGTGACTACGCACGTTATTGTATTAATGACGTAGAACTAACATACGAACTGTTTTCGCAGATGGTAAGGACGTTCCCCAGACAGGAACTAAAGTTGATAGACCTTACCCTACGTATGTTTATAGAACCCTTCCTAGACTTGGATACAGGTTTGTTAGAGCAGCATCTTGAAGATGTGAAAGATCGTAAAGACAAATTACTACTGGATGCAAACATTACTGACAAGAAAGACCTGATGAGTAATGCTAAGTTTGCTACGCTACTAGAAGAACTAGGTGTATCTCCCCCTAGAAAGATCAGCCCTACGACAGGCAAGGAAACCTATGCCTTTGCCAAGTCGGACGAGGCTTTCAAAGAACTACAAGAACATGAGGACGATAGGGTACAGTCTTTAGTCGCGGCTCGCTTAGGTAACAAGAGTACATTAGAAGAGACACGTACTCAAAGGTTCATAGCTATATCCAAGCGTGGCCTTCTGCCTGTGCCTATCCGATACTATGCGGCACATACAGGTCGTTGGGGTGGGCAAGATAAGATTAACCTGCAAAACCTACCGAGCCGTGGGGCCAATGGTAAGAAACTAAAGAACAGTATTATTGCCCCCGAAGGCCACAGTGTCATAGATGCGGATAGTTCCCAGATTGAGGCGCGGGTGTTAGCTTGGTTGGCAGGGCAAAACGATTTGACCGAAGCCTTTGCCCGAGGCGAGGACGTTTACATCAAGATGGCTGCACAGATATACGGTTGTGCCGAAGAGGAAGTTACCGGAGCGCAGCGGTTTATCGGTAAGACCACAATCCTAGGGGCTGGCTATGGTATGGGTGCTGAGAAATTTGGTATGCAACTAAAGACTTTTGGACATGAAGTTAGTCCAAATGAGGCCAAGCGGATCATCAATATCTACCGCGATGCCAACTGGCGAATAAGTCAACTATGGCGTGAAGCGCACCACGCGGTGAAGCAACTAGCGCAGGGTGTTTCAGGGCGTTTCGGGGTGTCCAATATGGTTTCATACTGCGCGGAGCAGTCTGGTATAAAGCTACCTTCTGAGTTGTATATCTACTACGAAGATTTGTCGGGCTACCAGAACTCACAGGGCGTTGAGTACACCTATAAGGTACGCCGAGGGCGCAAAAAACTATACGGTGGCAAGGTCGTGGAGAACGTGTGCCAAGGTATAGCCCGTTGCATTATTGGTGAACAAATGCTACGTATTGCTAAGAAATACCCTGTAGTCCTAACTGTTCACGACAGTATAGCCTGTTGCGTTCCTGACGAGCAGGTGGACGAAGCGCAGCGATATGTAGAGGATTGTATGCGTTGGACACCTGATTGGGCCGAAGGACTACCTATCAACTGCGAAAGCGGTAAAGCTAAATCATATGGGGAGTGCGAGTGAACCGTGTTGAAACCCTACGGAAAAAAGCTGCCGACCCTGCATGTTCTCCATCAGAAGCGGCGGCATGTAGAGCAATGGCAGACAAGTTGGAAGCCCAAGAACGTGCTAGTCGAGCGACAGAACCTAACACAAAAGAGTTTGTTCGCGGGATGTACGCTAAACAACCGCATGAGGCCGCACTCCCTTGGGTTAAATTTGGAGTAACTATACACAAAGAGGAACTTATGCAGTGGTTAGCGATGCAAGAAGGGAAGTGGATCAACGCGCAAGTGTGCCAAAGCAAGTCTGGGAAATGGTACGTGGAAGTAAACAAGTGGAAAAATTAAATCATATGGGGAGTGCGAATAATGTCTATGAGTTTGGATGATGAGTTATATGAAGCAACATACGTGCGATTGGAAATGGCTGCGAAACTGTGTGAAGCGTATCGACGAGCCGATGAAGATCGACCTAACGTTGGAATGACCGATGTGTTGTTAGCTATGTTAGGAGCCTCAATAGAAGAAGCCCAAGGGCATTTTATGCAGAGGTTTCCCGAGCGTGACTAAAGTAGCGCCGTGGTCTTTTAGTAAGATCAAAGCCTTTGAGCAGTGTCCAAAGCAGTTTTACCACGAGAAGATACTCAAGCAGTATCCTGTAGTTGAATCAGATGCTATGAGATACGGCACTGATTTTCACTTGGCTTGTGAAGAACATGTACGTGACGGTAAGGATTTACCCGCGAAGTATTCCTACGCGCAGGGTGCGATGGATAACCTCAACGCCAAGCAAGGGCGCAAGCTATGCGAAGAAAAGCTAGGGCTGACCGCAGACTTAGAACCGTGTGGTTTCTTTGACGATAATGTTTGGTTCCGTGGTATAGTAGACTTGGTAATAGTAGATGATGATGTAGCTTGGGTTGTAGATTACAAGACAGGCAAATCCGCTAAGTACGCAGACAAAGGGCAGCTTGAACTTATGGCCCTGACTGTGTTCGCGCATTTTCCAAACGTACAGACCGTAAAGGCCGCACTTCTATTTGTTGTGTGTACAGCTATAGTAAAAGACACCTACCATAGAGCTTCCAGCTCAACATTATGGGAGAAGTGGCTAAGTAAGTATGGTAAGATGCAAAGTGCAGCCGATAACGATGTGTGGAACCCCCGAACAAGTGGGTTATGCAGACGCCACTGTGCTGTGTTAGAGTGCGTACATAACGGAAGGAATTGATATGGGATATAAGAACAAGCCCCGCCCGTATAAGAAAGAATACCAGCAGCAGAAAGCGCGTGGTGAAACCAAGGCTCGTTCCGAGCGTCAACGCGCACGGCGCAAGATGGATAAAACAGGCAAGGATGCCAACAAAAACGGCAAAGCCGACAAGCGCGAGGGCAAGGATATCGCCCACAAGAAGGCATTAAGTAAAGGTGGCAAGAATAAGGATGGGGTAACTGTCCAAAGCCGTAAAAAGAACCGAGCCGCAGGGGGTGCTATGAGTAGCCCTAAAAGAAGAAAGTCCTAGGACGCGTCCTAGTAGGAGAACAACATGCAAATACTACAGGACAAGGCTCTGGTAATACCAGTAGTCCACCCAAAACAGATCACTTCTGTAATACCCAAAAGCAAAGAGTTAAAGGGTGACGAAGTGATAGTACATTGGGGCATAGACGAGGTACATACGCTACGTAGTGTAGGGATAAAGGCACCGTCTCCGATCAGTAGACGCTACAAATGGACAGGACAGTACACGCCGTTTGACCATCAGAAAAAGACAGCAGCATTTCTCACGTTAAATAAACGTGCGTTCTGTTTTAACGAACAGGGTACAGGCAAGACAGCTAGTGCTATATGGGCGGCTGACTACCTTATAAGCCAAGGCAAGGTTAACCGTGTGTTGGTGATATGCCCCCTATCTATTATGGATAGCGCGTGGCGTAACGATATGTTTAGCTTTGCAATGCACCGCAGGGTGGACGTTGCCTATGGCTCCAAGTCTAAGCGCAAAGCAGTTATAGAAGGTGATGCCGAGTTTGTAGTGATAAACTACGCAGGTGTAGAACTTGTAGAAGATGCCATAGCCTCTGGTGGCTTTGATCTAATTATCGTGGACGAAGCTACACACTATAAGAACGCACAGACTAAGCGTTGGAAAGCCCTTAACCGCCTACTACAAACTGATACGTGGTTGTGGCTAATGACAGGTACTCCCGCTGCACAGTCTCCGACAGATGCTTTCGGCCTAGCCAAGTTGGTGAACCCGCTAGGTGTTCCTAGGTTCTTCGGCGCGTTCCGCGATATGGTCATGTATAAATCTACTATGTGGAAGTGGGCGATAAGAGATACTGCAACCGACACAGTATTCAATGCGCTACAACCCGCTATACGTTTTACAAAAGAAGAATGTCTGGACTTACCAGACATGGTGTACGTGAAACGTAAGGTGCAGCTAACAACGCAGCAAGAGTTTTACTATGAAGAACTCCGCAAGAAAATGATTACCAATGCAGCAGGTGAAGAGATATCCGCAGTAAACGCCGCCGTGCAAATGAGCAAGTTACTACAGATATCGGGTGGTGCGGTCTATACCGATGACAAGGAGACAGTTCAGTTCGATATCTCCAACAGGTACAGCGTCCTCAAAGAAGTAATAGCAGAGAGCAGCAAGAAAGTTTTGGTGTTTGTGCCGTTCAAGCACACCATAGATTTGCTGACCGAAAAGCTACGGGCAGACAAAATATCCGCAGAGGTAATACGTGGAGACGTACCAGTACACAGACGTACTGAGATTTTCCAAAGGTTTCAAACAGAAGATAACCCTAAGATTTTGGTTATCCAACCTGCCGCCGCTGCACATGGGGTGACACTGACCGCAGCGAATACAGTCGTGTGGTGGGGGCCGACACCTTCACTAGAAACCTACGCTCAAGCTAACGCAAGGGTTCACCGCGCAGGGCAAACTCACAAATGTACGGTGGTACAGTTAGCGGGTTCTAGTGCCGAGAAACGCATTTATAGTCTGCTAGATCAGCGTATTAGCGTCCATTCAAAAATTATTGATTTATACAAAGATTTGCTTGACTAGACACACATTGTTAATATATACAAACTATTACTAACAAAAGACGGAGGATGCAATGACTGTGACAGTCGATAAGTTGACTAGGGCGTACATTAAGATACGCGAAAGACGGGCCGAGTTATCCAAAGAGTTTAAAGATGAAGACGGTGCGCTGTCTACTCAGTTGGATAAGATTAAACAGGCTCTGCTATCTCACTGCAAGGAACACGCAGTAGATAGTGTTAGGACTTCCGAAGGATTATTTTACAGGTCTGTTAAGCAGCGGTATTGGACTAGCGATTGGGAAAGCATGAACGCTTTTATCATGGAGCATGACGTGCCGCACTTCTATGAGAAACGGCTTAACCAGACTAACGTAAAACAATTCTTGGAAGAAAACCCCGATCTCGTACCCAGAGGGTTAAACGTGGATTCGGAATACACTGTATCTGTGAGGAAAAAATGACCCAAGATTTGAGTAAGATTGAAGACGTGGCAAAGCACTTTCAAGTGTCTGTGTCCACAGTACGGGCGTGGCTTAGACAGGGACGTATCCCTGATAGCACATTCATTAAGCTGAATGATACGTACAGGTTTAACATATCTAAGCTGCAAGACGCGTTGTTGGCTGAAAAGTATAACGATGGCGATGGGGAGCAGTTAGAAATGTTTACCCCCGAAGAAATGGGACCACAATAATGTCGGAACGCTTTAGCCGTATTAGCACAGGGGGCAACGTGTTTACGCTACCCGATGGCGATACGGCTACATCACTTGATGCAGTCATAGTAAATGCAGCGGAAATATCTCGCGCATATTACGAAGGCGTGTACGATAGTGATAACCCTACTGCACCTACCTGTTGGTCCTCAGACACAGATCGCCCTGACAAGGATGTACCTGTAGAAGATGTGCAAGCAGTACGGTGCATGGACTGCACTCAGAACATACGCGGTTCTGGTTCAGGTATGGGTAGGGCGTGTAGGTTTCATCAACGCATAGCGGTGTTATTAGAGGGTGAGTTAGGTACAGTGTATCAGTTGCAAGTATCTGCTACGTCTATATTCGGCAAACCTCAGAACGGTAATACCCCCCTGCAATCTTATGCACGGCACTTGAGCAGTCACAACACGCGCTTTGCGTCTGTGGTTACTAACGTCTACTTTGATGTAGATAGTCCTGTACCTAAGCTATTTTTCAAACCTAAAAGGTCTTTGAACGTAGCCGAAATGCAGGACGTGGATGGCATGATTGACCATCCAGATACTTTAGAAGCGATAAATACGGCTATACTTTCTGCCCATATCAATTCTAAATCCCCGTTCTCAGACGAGAGCGGCCTTTAACTACCTTAAAATAAAAACCTAGGAGAACGACATGGCTGAAGCCAACTCTATGAGCCACATCATACGTGGTGTTATCGCACAGTACCCCCGAGTTAACCGCACCTATCGGTTTGACCAGACCGCAGGGGAGCGAGGTAAGTCTGTACCGTGTGATCCATCTGACGATGGCGCAAAATACGAAACCAGTTTTCGCATGACTAAGGCACAAGCCGAGGAATTGTATAAGGCTATGGCTGCGGCCTACGCAGAGAAAAAGCAAGCTAAGTGGCCTGCAAAATTACCTGCGCCTGCGGAAGTCTTTAGTAAGCAAGAAGATGGTACGTATACTGGCAAGGCCGTATTGAAGGGCGCGTATGGAGAGCAACTCACTGCAAAGCCTTCTCAGTATGACGCTAAGAACAAAAAGCTGGACGATGATTTTATGCTCACTACGGGCAGCAAGATACACGTACAGGTTACGTTTGTTCCTTATAGTATGCGCGACCACGGCGTATCTTTGCGCCTACGTGCCATACAGGTTATCGACCTCAAGCCTATGGAAGATTATTCTCCCTTTGGCGCAGAAGAAGGGTTCTCTGTCGATGAAGCCCCTACTATGATTTCGGGGTTTGAGATTGATGATACCCCCGCTGACGTTGATGTAGCACCTGATACACGTTCTGAGGAAGCCCCCGAGCCTGTGAAGAAGGCTACCAAGAAAGCACCGCCGCCCACAGACGGTGACGATCTGGGGGATATCCTATCTGATTGGGAGTAAAGATATATAACTTACTGCGGGGTGTTAACTAGGACGCGTCCTAGTAGCGTCTCGCAGTGACCTTGTGGGAAAGAGGCTATGATAATAAAAACGTTTCTAAGCAGGGTTCTAGGGAGTGAGGGTAACTATTGTGTGTTTGCGGCTCGGAGCAGAGATAACCGCAGAGTACAGAAATTCTATGACACAGTAGACGAAGTAGAGACTGCCGCTCAAGACTTAGACGCTGACGGGTACGATGTGTACTTTGCACTAGCTACCTTTAAGACAACCGAAAATAGAAAAGCAGACAATGCCCACCAATTAAGGTCTATATTCTTAGATTTAGACTGTGGGCCTAGTAAGGATTATCCATCTAAAACCGAAGCTGTGACGGCACTACGTAAGTTCTGCAAGCAGTACAAGTTACCTAAACCGTTAATGGTAAACTCGGGTAACGGTGTGCATGTTTACTGGTTCTTATCCGAAGCCCTAGCTGTAGATGATTGGATACCCGTAGCAGAGCGTATAAAACAGGTATGTGCTAGCAGTGGGCTTAAAGCCGATCCTGTAGTAACCGCTGACGCGGCTAGAGTGCTGCGTGTACCTAATACACATAACTACAAGTCCGACCCACCTGCACCTGTGGAACTGTATGGTGTTGATATACCTGAACCCGTTATACTAGACGAGTTTATGGGTCTGTTTGGTGAGCGATCCGAACCGACATTATCCCCACATGAGAGCAGGGATAGCAGCGCGGTATGGGACACGATCAACAGCAACAAAGAGTACGTCTTTAAAGACATTATAGAAAAGACCCGCGCGGGGCGTGGCTGCGCTCAGATATTACACGCTATAAAGGCGAAGGACGAAGTATCTGAACCTACATGGCGCGGTGTCCTTAGCGTACTGCAAGCCTGTAAGGATGGTAGCAGGGCCAAGGCTCACAAAATATCTAAGGGCTACGAAGGTTATTCGGAGCAGGAAACAGATAAGAAATGGGACTACATAGAAGGCAAGGCTGCGGAGTTAGGTGTTAGAGATATAGCCTACAAGTGCGCTACCTTTGACGATAACAACCCTGATATCTGTATGGATTGCCCTAATTGGGGTAAGATAAAAAGCCCCAAGGTTCTAGGTGAACGGCTAAAGGAAGCCCTAGGTGACGATGAAGTAGAGGATGATCCGTTCTCGGCATCGTCTACCAAGCACATGATCCCACCTTACCCTAAGCCCTACGTGCGAGGCGCACATGGCGGCGTATATGTACGTAAGAAGAACGCTGACGGGGACGTGGAAGAAGAAGTAATCTACCACAACGACTTCTACGTAACGAGGCTACTCCACGACGTTTCGCTGGGGGGTTATGTCGTAGTGTTTAGACTGCACCTACCACAGGACGGGGTACGGGAATTTACTGCGCCTATGTCTGCGATAACCTCAAAAGAAGAGTTCCGTAAAATTGTGGCTATGAACGGCATTACCACATGGGGCAACAAATTGGATCAGCTAATGGCTTACACAACTAAGTGGATAGACGAATTGCAGTCGGCTGCGGCGTCTGACGAAGCGCACCTACAGTTTGGGTGGACTAACGATAGACAGGAAGCCTTTGTGCTAGGGGATAGACTTATCCTAGGTAATAGCATTGAGTATAACCCCCCGTCCAAAAAGACAGCAGGGTTGTTTTCTACCTTTGAACCCAAGGGATCAGAGGCCCGACAGCTAGAAATGTTTGCGTTTTATAACCGTGAGAATTTTCAGCTACATCAGTTTGTTATAGGCTCTGGATTCGGCTCTATCCTCATGCCCTTCACAGGGCAAAACAGTATGGGTATTCACCTATTCGGTGGATCAGGCGTGGGTAAGACCACGGCTATGAGGGCAGCATTAGGCATATACGGCAGACCCGAAGCCTTGATGAACCACCACGCAGACACACATAACGCCCGAATGAACAGGGCCGAGTTGATGCGTAACCTCCCGTTAAGTTCTGACGAAATGACGAACATAACGCCAGAGTGGGCTTCCAAGTACGTATACGAATTGTCTGGCGGTATGCAGAAGAACCGTATGTCTAGTGACGGTAATACAGAAAGACACAGAGGCGAACCTTGGGAGTTAATCGGTGTCACTTCTGCGAACATAAGCCTGTGGGAATTGTTGACCCGA